CAGCACGACCGGGCGGACTGGTACTATCCGCTCTGGTGGCTATTCGGCCGGAACTTCGAGTTGCCCGACGCGGCGAGCCAGCTCGGGATCTCGGAGTCGACGTTCCGGGCGCGAGTGCGCGATGGGCTCAATCGGCTCGTGGATGAGTTGTGGCGCTAACGTTATGTTCGATATTTACCACTTTTACGCTTTTTACGGTTTTTGCTTGACACGCGTGTCAAGAGGGTTTACGGTGTAGCCTGGACGAAATAGTTACTACGTAATATCTGACCGCTTTCTGCCCTGGCTTCGCGAGGAGTCGGGGCTTTTCGTTGCCCGGGGAGGGATAGTGCCGGCTGCGTGGCTCAATCGGATCGTCCGCTATGCCGACGAATCGCCCGAGTCTCTCCTGGCAAATCCCGGAAATTGGAGAATTCATCCGAAACCGCAGCAAGAAGCGCTCGCCGGCGTTCTGACCGACGTCGGCTGGATCGCGCCGGTCATCGTCAACGATACGACGCAACACGTCGTCGACGGTCACCTGCGGATTAGCCTGGCGATCAGTCGGGGTGAGCCGACCGTACCCGTCGCCTACGTCCAATTGAGCGAAGCGGAAGAAGCCGAAGCGCTCCTGACGTTCGACCCGCTGGCAGCGATGGCCGTGGCGGACAAAGCGCAGCTCGACTCGCTCCTGCGCGACGTATCGAGTGGCGATGCGGCGGTCCAGGCGATGCTCGCGGACCTGGCCAAAGAGGCAGGTCTGTATCTCGACAGGCCCACCGACGCGCCCGACGCTCAGATCGACAAGGCTGAGGAGCTGCGGGTCAAGTGGGGGACCGCCACCGGCCAGCTCTGGGAGATTCCGAGCAAGAGTGTGCCGGGCAAAGCGCATCGCCTCCTGTGCGGCGACTCGACCAAGGCTGAGGACGTGGCGCGGCTGATGGGCGGGGAACGTGCGATTGTTTGCCTTACTGATCCTCCTTATTCTGTTGACTACGAGAATATAGAGCGAGCAACGGGAGGCAAGAAAGGAGATCCGACGCACACCCGCAAGGCGGACGGCAACTTTTACGTTGATTCTGTGAGCGCCGAAAGTCTTCTGACTGGGTTTATCCCGCTCATTCCCTCTGATGTGCTCGTTATGACCTATGTTTTCAACAAGCATTTCCAAGCTCTCGCTTCTGCAACGGCGGGATGGGAAATGCTGTACGAGTGCGTGTGGGTCAAAGAAACATTCAATCAGATTATGGGTCGACGTTATCAGCCTCAACACGAGCCGATCCTGTACTTTCGACGTAAAGGTAAAACAGGCACTTGGAACGTACCGGCCAACCAATCGACCGTGTTTGAGTATCCTCGACCTAAGTCAAGTCCGGGCCATCCTACACCACGTCCGATTGAGATGTGGTCAAGCCTCGTCCGATTCCAATCTGACTCAGGTGACGTGATTTATGAGCCATTCAGCGGGAGCGGGACAGGCCACGTTGCGGCTGAACAAGAATCACGCTTATGCTACGGGCTTGAACTAGCCCCGCCATACGTCGCCCGTCGCCCTCCAACGCCTCGCCGATATGGGCCTGGAGCCGCGCCTCGCATCCTCATAACTGGATTACCTGAACCATGTCACGCGCTCAACAGTTCACACCCGATGAGATGATCGAGGCGCTCGAAAAGGCGAGGGGACTCAGGACGCAGGCCGCGCGCATCCTGGGCTGCCACCCGGTGACCGTCGACGTCTACGCCAAGCGCTACGCCAGCGTCAAGCAGGCGCTCCGCTACGAACGCGAGAAGTTCATCGACGCGGCGGAAGCGGCGCTCTATTCCTCGGTCATCAGCAAAGAGCCGTGGGCGGTGACGTTCACCCTGGCGACCATCGGCAAAGATCGGGGTTACGTGCGGCGCGAGGAGCGGAAGCTCCAGGGCGACGAGGAGAATCCGATCAAATATATCGTTCTGGAGGGCTCGCGTGGCAACTCGGACCGCGACTCCGGAACGATCGTCGATATCGTCGAGAGGAGCGCTCTGGACGATTGACGGCAACCGCCTCCGGGTGCGGATGCATCCAGGCCAGGAGCGAGCGTGGAACGCGACCGCCCGCTTTATCGCCGTCATCGCCGGTTCGCAGTCCGGTAAAACAAGCTGGGGTCCCCTCTGGCTCCATCGCGAGATCCAGACGTGCGGCCCGGGCGATTATCTGGCGGTTACCGCGACGTTTCCGCTGCTCAAGCTCAAGATGTTGACCGAGTTCCTAAAGCTATTCGACTCGACCCTGCATCTCGGGACCTGGCATGCGGGCGATAAGGTCTTCATCTTCCACGGCGGCAAAACACGCGTCATCTTCGGCTCGGCCACCCATCCGAACTCACTCGAATCGGCCACCGCGAAGGCGGCCTGGCTCGACGAGGCGGGCCAAGACGAGTTCCGACTCGGCTCCTGGGAAGCACTCCTTCGACGACTCGCGCTGAATCAGGGCCGCGCCTTGCTTACGACCACGCCGTATAACCTGGGCTGGCTGAAACAGCAGGTCTATGACCGCTGGCGAGCGGGCGACCCGGATTACACCGTGATCCAGTTCCCGAGTGTCGAAAATCCTGCCTTCCCCGCTCGCCGAAGACGAGCGCGCGAAACGGACCCTCCCCGCGTGGAAATACCAGATGTTCTACCGCGGGGAGTTCAGTCGCCCGGCCGGCCTGATCTATGGCGATTTCGTCGACCTCTATCGCGAGGAAGGCGGCCACAAGGTCCGCCCATTCGTGATCCCTCCCGCCTGGCCGCGGTACGGCGGGATCGACTTCGGGGCGGTCCACACCGCGCGGGTGCTCCTGGCCTACGATCCGACGTCCGACGTGTATTACCTTTACAGCGAGTCGCTCGAAGGCGACAAGACGACGATCGAGCACGTCGCCGCGGCGCTATCGGAGGTTGCTGGCCGGAATATCCAGACCTGGCACGGCGGCGCGAAGTCGGAGACGCAGCAGCGCTGGGATTGGGCCGTCGCCGGCCTGTTCATGCCCGAGCCGCTGGTCTGGGATGTCGAAGCCGGGATCGATCGGGTGATCTCTCTTTTCAAGGAGCACCGCCTGTACGTCTTCGATTCCTGCACGGGCATTCTCGACGAGCTGGGCAGCTACAGTCGCGTCGTCGATGAAGTCGGCCAGCCGACTGAAGAGATCAAGGATAAAGCCACCTACCACCGACTCGACGCCTTGCGCTACGTCGCCGCGGGATTGAACCCGCCGATCCAGAGTCTAGAGATCGATTACTACGACCCAGTCGTCATTTCGCCTTTCTGAGGTCCCTTTGCCCAACTACGTCGAGTCCTCGACCGGCCTGCTGGCGCCCCAGCCCTGGCCGACGAATGGCCGCGTCCACGATCCCGGACGACGGCTATAACTCCGTGCGCTTGACCGAGCGCATCGCCGAGCTCGAGTTTGCGACCGAAGACGCGATGTGGCTCCGCGAGGCGTCCTACAACGATCGCGACTTCAGCCGGGACGGTCTCAAGCGGATTCTCCGCCTTGCGCGCCTATCCTACCTAAAAAACCCCTTGATTCAGCGCGGCGTGAACGTCCAGGCGTATTACGTCTGGGGCCAGGGCGTTGACATTCGCTCGCCCGATGACGAGATCAATCTGGTCGTCCAGGCGTTCCTGGCCGACAAGAGCAACCAATCGGAACTGACCAGCCACGAAGCGCGCATGTCGCGCGAGAAAGAACTCCACGTCACCGGCAATCTTTTCTTCTGCTTTTTCACCAGGCCGGCAAGTGGCACCGTGCGGGTGCGCTCGATCCCCGTCGATGAGGTCCTGGAGATTATCACCAACCCGGACGACGGCCAGGAGCCGTGGTACTACAAACGCCAGTACACCCGGGCCATCCTCGACGTTCAGAACGGGATCACCCGCGACAACATCGAGATCGCCTACTACCCCGACTGGCGCTACCAGCCGGCCACCCGGCCCGCGACGATTGGAACATCAACGGTCCATTGGGATATTCCGGTGTATCACGTCAAAACCGGCGGCCTGCGGGATATGCGCTTTGGCGTGCCGGAGATCTACGCGGCGCTCGACTGGGCTCGCGCGGTCAAGTCGGACCTCGAAGACTATGCGACCGTCAAGCGCGCTCTCTCCCGATTCGCCTGGAATATGACGACCAAGGGCGGCGCGAAAGGCGTTGCCGCGGCGAAGACCAAAATGAATACGACGATCGGGACCACTAGCGACGCATTTATCGAGACCAACCCGCCGCCGGGCACGGGATCGATGTTCATCGCTGGCGAGGGAACCCAGCTCAACCCGATCAAGACGGTTGGCGCGCAGCCGAATACCGACGAAGGCCGCCGACTCTGGCTCATGGTCGCGAGCGCGATGGGGCTGCTCGGAAACCTTCTTTGGCGAGGCCAGCGTGGGATCTCACGCGACTGCCAAGACGCTCGACCGGCCGACCGAACTAAAAATGCGTGACCGTCAGGTGCTCTGGTCGGACATCATCAAAGACATTCTGGCGTTCGCCATCGAACAGAACGCGAGCGCGCCCGGCGGGACTCTGGCGGGCATCTGGTCCTATGACCTGGACGGTAACCGGGTCCTTAGTCTGGGAACCGATCCCGAGACCGGCGAGGAAAAGGACCGGCGGGTCGAGGTCAACTTCCCGCCGATGCTCGAGCGCGATGCTAAAGAGCGCGTCGAGGCGGTCGTATCAGCGATCACTCTCAACGGCTTCGGATCGGCCGGCACGTTCGACAAGCAGACCGCGGTTCAGCTCCTCTTGCAGGCGCTCGCCGAAGACGACATCGACCAGATGCTTGATCGGTTGGCGCCCGAGGAAGGCACGCCGCTCCTGCCGCCCGCGCCACCAGTCGAACCCGCTTCGACCAGCGCGCGACGACTGGCGTCGACGGGGCAGGGTGGCAGCGCTTCGAGGGGCGGCGGCGTGCCGACGGCGGCGGACGCCCGCGCTAATAACGAAGCGGCGATGGTCGAGGCGGTCCGGGAGATGCGGGCCAGCTTGCAGACGCTTCTTGCTGGCTGAGAACCGGCGAGCCGCGGCCACGGGCAACGCTCGCCATCGTCGAGCGCTTTCTGAGCGATGCCGCGCCGTTGATCCGCAATCGGAAGCTCGGGCACATCGTCGATCGTGCGGATCGCAAACTAGCGGCAGCCTTTCGGACGCAGGGGCAGATGTTCCTCGAGGGCTTCGCTCGACTCCGATCCGCTTTTCGAGAGACCGAGTCAACGAGCGACTGGCAACGGGCGTTCGATACCGCCGCGCTCATGGTCGATGCACTCCTGATCG